TTTAGATATATTAATTTAATTAAATTACCCATATTATATCCTTTAGCCTTTATATGCGTATATGCGAGCGCGTACGAATATGTTGTTTAAGAAAATGTAAATCACTAAATGTATATCACATGGCAAATATAAATCCCCAAATTAGGGTTAAGGTAAAGGAATTATTCCTAGAAGCCCTATGCCTAATATTATTAGGATTAACTATATACCTTTACTTTAGGAATTATTCCTTATCAAAACAGCTTTCAAGATACCAACCTAAAACCAATGATACAACGGTTAAGTTAGTAACTAACGCTGATAAAAAATATATGGGCTCTTCAAAACAAGAAACCCTTATACAATCAACCAAGGATAAATTTTCTTTAGCTCCTGATTATTCAGGACATCTGAATCCAAAGAATATAACTTACTGGAATACCAACGATTTCAATGATAGATCTAATCATAAAAATCCTGTAAATGCTACTCTTGCCAGTTCTAGTAAATTTGATTCGGTAAACAATATCTCATTAAACCCAGCAGCTGTAAACAGTAGTAAGGTTTTATCAGATATTAGTTTTAAGGATCTCGGTATATACAGTAACGATTCTTTGGTTCAGATTTTATTTGATAGGAATCAAATACAATTGGCTTCTTACAATTTTCAATCACATAGTTTTATAACCAGGAATTATAACCTGGACTTCAATAGGTATTCTTACAACTGGAATCCTAACTCGGGCCTTACTTATAAAAGAGTATACCCGGTTAGGATTTTACCGTATGTAGGTACCTCATATAAAATATTTAACAAAGAATTTCATATTGGTACTGGTATTATGATTTCTACTTATAGGTTAGATTATTCTCTAGAAGGAGCTCTAGAAAAATCTATAGGTACACATAATAATATAAAAGCTGATATAGAAATTGGGATAAGATATAAATTAAACCCATGGCTAAAATAGATTTGAAAGTTCCACAAGGTTTAACTAGTGAACAAGTAAGCATATTATCTAAGGTAGTGCAAGATGTATTTTTCTTTGCTACATTTATATATGTGATACACCCTGTAAGAGGTAGAGTACATTTTAACCTATATCCTTATCAAAAAGCTGTACTCTATCAATTTGTACTTAAGAGATTTAACATTGTACTTAAGTTTAGGCAGGCAGGTATTACGGAGTTAATCTCCATGTACTGCTTATGGCTAGCTATGTACCATCCAAATTCCAAGATAAACATCATATCTATTAAAGATACTACTGCTAAAAAGGTACTAAAGAAGATTAAGTTCATGTATAAGAACTTACCTCCTTTCTTACAGGTACCTATTATAAATGGTAGATCTGGAGAATTTGGATCATCTTCTATGATGGAGTTTGCAAATGGCTCTTTCATAGAATCTATACCTACTTCTTCTGAAGCAGGTCGTTCAGAATCTCTTACACTTTTAGTAATTGACGAGGCAGCTATCGTAAGATGGGCTTCTCAAATTTGGGCAGCTGCTTTCCCAACACTATCTACTGGTGGAGCAGCTATAGTTAATTCTACTCCAATGGGTATGGCTAATTTTTACCATAACACTTGGGTTAATGCCTTAAATGGAGGTAATCCTTTTAATGCCATAAGATTATATTGGAGAATGCACCCTGAACGAGATGATGATTGGTATGATCAAATGTCATCTGCTCTTGGACCAAGAAGAACTGCCCAAGAGATAGATGGAGACTTTTTATCATCTGGTAATACTGTATTTGATATGGCTGATATTAAAGCCATAGAAGATTGTATATCAGATTACCCTATAATTAAACGTAGGTATAATGGACAATATCTTCAATTTTTAGAGCCTGAGGAAAACAAAGATTATTTCATAGGAGCTGACGTTGCAACTGGTAGAGGTTCTGACTACTCATCCTTTACCTGTATGGATAAAATTGGAGAAGAGCAAGTAGTATATAAAGGTAGAATGCCAGTAGATAAATATGCAATATTACTTGGAGATACTGGTAGGTTGTTTAACTTTGCTACATTAGCTCCTGAATCTAATGATGTGGGTTTAGCAGTTACTGCTGCTTTACAGAATGAAGGATATCCTAAACTCTATTACTATCAGAAAATGTTGAAGAAGAAAGGTAAGAAAAGACCTGAGATGGATAAAGCTCCAGGTTGGCTTACTACTTCTAGTAATAGACCAGTTATCATCGATGGTTTAGAATCAGATATTCGTAATGAAGTAACTACTATAAAGGATCCCTTTTTTATCCACGAGGCTAAGACTTTTATTTATGATAGCTTAGGTAGACCTGTTGCTATGGGTAAACATAAAAATAATTCAGATTCTGATGATGGCTTAGAAACTGATGTATATGCAGATGATGATATTATGGGCAAAGCTATTTGTAATCACATTAGAAAAGGTAAACAAAATATAATTATTCAACCACGATGAGAATATTCGGTTATAACATTTCAGTTACTAGAGGACATCCCTATGTTACTAGTAACACTGAACCAAAGAAACCTAAAGTTACAGGAATAGATCCTGGTAGAGTTTCTGCTCCAGAAGATGGTATTAATGGTTTAACTTATGCTTTGAAGGATTTTAACACCATGGTAGATCCTTCATTTAGAGTAGAAGTTATTCAACTACTTAGGAACTTATATAAGGTAAATCCTGATGTAAGTAAAGCCTTGCAGGATATGTATCAGTTAGCTAATACTGGACATAGAATAGGTTTTCCTAATAATACCAGTAAAGAAGCTGAAGCTATGGTAGATCATCTTAAGAAAGCTTCAAAAAAATGGTCTAATTATACTGCTGGTACTGATGGTTTAGTAAATAAGATGATGGTACAACTTTTAATTGGTGGAGCTATATCTATTGAAGGAGTACCTAATCAACATCTAGATGGTTTATCAACGGTACTCTTTATTAAACCAGATAGCATAATGTTCAAAAGGGAATCTGATGGAGTATATACTCCATATCAGAAAAGTTATGCAAACTTGGCTATAGGAAAAGATACCTATATTAAATTGAACACTCTTACATATAAATATGTAGGTATGTACAATGATACAGATGAACCTTATGGAATACCTCCATTTATGGCAGCTTTAGATTCTCTAAAGGGTCAGTCAGATATGAGGATAAACTTCAAACATATCATGGAGAATGCTGGTCTATTAGGATTCATGGAAGTATTAATGGATAAACCTGATCAGAGACCATCTGAAAGCACCAATCAATATGAACATCGTCTTGAAATTAATTTACTTAAGCTCAAGAGACGTATGAAGGATGGTATGAAAGATGGTTTGGTAGTTGGCTACAAAGAAGATCATGAATTCAAGCTTAACTCTACTACTCAGGATATGGGTAATTTAGATATACCTTGGAAGATGAATCAACAGTCTGTAGCTAACGGTCTTGGTGTAAATAGTACCCTATTAGGTGTTACTGATACAAATACAGAAGGTGGAGCTGGTATAAATCTTTCGAAACTTATATCTCAGTTAAAGGTTATCCAGAATTTAGTTGGTAGTGTACTTGAGTTCTTATACTCTTTAGAGTTACAACTTGCTGGATTTAATAATAAAGGTATTAAAATTACTTGGAATCCTGCTACTGTAACTGATGATGTAAAAATCCAACAGGCTACTCAATATAAGGTACAGAATCTTAATGCCTTATATAGAGATGGTATTATATCTATGTTACAGTATGCTCAGGAAATGGGTTATGATAGTCCAGATCAGGAAGCTCCAAGAGTACCTATTGAACAACAGAACAATGGTAAAATAGGTATAGAAGATAAGGAGAGGAAAGATGATAAATCTAAATCTGATCGTGGTGTAAGGGATAAGAATAATCCAATGCCTAAGAGAAAAGATCAAAATTCAAAACCAAGATAATATGAGTAAACCAATCACCAAAAGTAATCATAGTTTTAGTGAGACTATGGTTATTGGAGCTGGCCATTCTATTTTAGTAGGTAATGTACCAGCTCCTGTACAAGAAAAAGAACCACTAACAAGGTTCTCGGAGAATTTTTTCTCATGGAATAAGATTTCTAAGGATAGTATACAGAAGTTTGGTTTCTTTGGTAGTGATATAGATTATAATACTTACTACCCTGATTTGAAACCGGAGGATTTAACTCCTAAGGATAATGAGTTTATAGAACCTATGTTCCGACTGTTATCAGAAGCTATTGTATCTAAGAACTGGAATCCGGTAGATTTTAGTAGGAATGGAGTATTAAAAGCAGCTATGCCTCTAATACTCGGACAAACTGTAAACTGTGATCATAGTACAGATATAGGTAATGCAATAGGATCTGTTTCAAAAGTAGTATGGCAAGATTCTTATAAGGTAGATGGTTATACCATACCTGCTGGTATTAATGGAATCCTTAAGATTGATGGAAAAGCTAATCCTAGAATTGCAAGAGGTATCTTAATGGATCCTCCTTCAATTCACAGTAATTCAGTAACTGTACAGTTTATATGGGATAAATCTCATCCTGAGCTTGATGATGCTGAATTCTGGGATAAACTAGGTACCTATGACAAAGAAGGTAATATGATCTGTAAGGTATGTACAGGTATAGTAAGATTCTTAGAAACCTCTTTGGTATCTCATGGAGCTGATACCTTTGCTCAGAAAATTGGTTCAGATGGTAAAATTGTAAACCCAACGTTTGCCAAACAAACCTATGAAGCTTTCAAGGAACATGAGGAGAAAGGAACTAAAGAATTTTTCTTTTTAGACAATAAAACCGATTTAGAATATTACAACGATACTCAACAGGTTAATAATAACAAGGTTGAAAATACTAATTTATCAAACACTAAAATGGATAAAGATTTGAAACAATTTTTGGAGAAGCTATTCGGAAAGAATATGCTTACTCTATCTGAAGGTAAAGAAGCTTCTCCAGAAGAGGCTATTTCCCTTATCCAACAGATCGTATCAGATAAGGCAAGTCTTACTGATACAGTAAATAATCTTACTGAAGAGAAGGCAAAGCTTGAGGAGAAGATTTCTAATCTTGAGGCAGAGAAGACTTCACTTACTGAGCAGGCAAATCTCGGTAAAACTTATGTAAGTAAGCTACGTGATGAAGCTTGCAATAACTATCGTAAGTTAATGGGAGATTCTTTCAAAGAAGATGATGCTATCTACGTAATGCTTAAAGCAGAGAACACTCCAGTAGTAACTTTGGAAGGTTTGAATAAGACCTATGCTCAGAAACTTGAAGAGGCATATCCTATACACTGCAATCATTGTGGTTCTAAGGATGTAAGCCGTGCTTCATCTGTAGAGGATCCAGAGAAGAAGGAGGTTACAAATAATAAGGAAAATCCTATTGATACTGCTAAGGCTGCTGCTAATATCTTCTCTCGTAAGAACCAGTACAAAGTATCAGAGTAACAAATCTAAAAATATAATAATATGGGAGTATATTTCAATAATCAACCTCTTACCTTAAACGGAGAGGTTACACCTCGTACTGTAATTTACAAGCACGAATCACACAAGTTGCACCAAGCTTTCATGGTTAAGGAAGATTCTAGTACACATAAGCCTGAGGTAATCGTAAAGGGTCAACCAGTAGCTCTTAATCCAAATGGTACCATTTCTGCATACAAAGCCGCAGCTGGTGAGATATATTTGGGAATTGCTGTTACTGATAGTATAAACCCAGCTTATGCTGCTCAGCGTAACTTTCCTGTAGAAGTAACTGTAGCTGTAGAAGCTTTTGCTATCTGTAATTATATCTCTGCTGCTAATTTTTCATGTGGTTATGTAAAACCTACCGGAGTAGTTAAGCAGAATAATTTCGTAGAGGTAGCTACTTCTACTACAGAGACTAAGTTCATTTCTATCACCCCAGCAAGTGCTGCTAATGAACTCGTACAGGTATTGGTACGATAAACTTAAGTAAAGAACATATAACATTATAATAATATGGCAGAAAATAAAATTGATTTGAGCAAGATGAAGTCACAGGATTTCATTAATGCTTTGCCAGAGATGGTACGTTTCATGGACGCTACCCGTGCTGGAGACGGTAACCATATCTGTACAGACATCAGTTTGTCTGAGATGGTACAAGAGAAGTATGGTATTAGCTTGGATGCTTTCTACGATAAGGTTGGTATTAATCCTCGTATGACTACTATCCAAAATCTGTTCACCATGCCAGATCAGAATGTTCGTTGGTTGGTACCAGAGATCATTCGTGCAGCTATCTATACTGGTGTTCGTAAGGCTCCTTTCTACCCAGAGATCATTGCTTCTGAAGAGCATGTAAAAGGTTTGAAGGTTACTATGCCTCATGTAAATATGTCTGACGCTACTCCTGCAAAGGTAAATGAGGCAGAGACTATCCCATTGGGAGACATCTCTTACGGTGAGAAGCAAGTATCAATCTTTAAGATTGGTAAAGGCTTCAAGCTTACAGATGAGGTTCGTGATTATGTATCAATCGATGTATTGGGTGTATATCTACGTGACTTTGGTATTCAGCTTGGCTATGCTATGGACACATTGGCAATGGATGTACTCATTAATGGTAATATGCTGGATGGTTCTGAATCTGCTCCAGTAATTGGTGTAAGTAGTCCTACTATGGGTATTACTTATAAAGATCTTCTCAAACTATGGGTACGTGCTTCTCGTCTTGGTCGTAACTACCAAAATATCATTGGTTCTGAAGATCAGGCAATTGAATTGCTCAATTTACCAGAGTTTAAGAAACGTGAGCAGGGAACTACACAGGCTACTCTTAATGTTAAGTCTCCAGTTCCTAACCAGGCTAATTTCTTTATTCACCCAGGAACTCCAGATAAGAATATCTTGATGGTGGATAAGAATGCTGCTCTCATTAGGCTTATTGCTAAGGAGCTTATGCTTGAATCAGAGCGAATCGTTTCAAATCAGACTAATGCAACTTACGCTACTATCACTACTGGTTTTAGTAAGATGTATCAAGATGCTACTGTTCTCATGGCAGCTGATAAACCATTCAATACTTATGGATTCCCATCATTCATGAATATTGATCCATATTTGTCAGTTAACTTGAAATAATCCATAGCTTAATTAAATATACTCACCTTGCCTCAGTTTTAATTAACTGGGGTGGGGTTTTTAACTTTACATCAACTTAAATATTTGAAACAATGGGAAAGAATAAATCAGCAACAGATTCAAAATACGTTTCATTAGGTGATAATGCCTACAGTTTCTATGATCCTTCTACTGGCATTCAGGTTGTACGAGGAGAGGTAGTAGAACTATCTTTACGTCAGTTAGCTGCACATAATATTCGTAAAGCCCTTATTAATGGTCATCTACAGTATGTAGCAGATAAGAACGAAGTAGTCAATGAGGTAGATACTGAAACTCTAAAAGCTAAATTCGATAAACTAGTAGAGGCAGGTATGGATGCCGGTAAGATTGCAAAGGCTTTCACTATGGAAGAGGCTAAAGCTTTAGCTGAAGATAATAACATCACCGTAGAGAAAGATGATACTGTACTATCTATTGTAGAGGCTCTCATGTCTTAAAATAAATAAAACATGGATAACTTAGACTTCCAATGTATAACTGAAGGTCTGGGTGTATCTTTTCGAATATTCTCTAAAGTCCCAGTGAAAGCTATCTTTTCCTGGGACTTTGGTGATTTTACGGATCCCAGTACCTTAAAAAATCCAACACATACTTACTCGGAAAATGGTTTTTATACTGTAACCTTAGAGGTAAATGATCCTAACACAGGTTATCATAAAACCTCCTCTAGAACTGTAATAGTATCAGATATAGTTAAAACTCATTTACCCGATAGTATCTATAACTTGGTAGATAATTACATACCCCAGGAAATTATACAGGGTATGAGTTTTGAACAAAAGAACGTTTATATTAATAAATGGCAACTCTATATCCAACCTCTAGTGAATCGAGAGGAAGGAAAAGAAATTCCTATTGAGCATTATAATGATGAGCTCTACTATGAAGGTTTAGAAAACCAACTGATTATGGAGCTAGCTGCATGGGATTATCTCAATGTAGAAGTTACTAACATACTAACTAGTACTGGAAAATACATAAGTGAGCTTACCAGAACTAATGAAAACAAACCTAATCAAAAAGAAGATTCTGACGATGAAGGAGTAAGAGGAGATAGGGTAAAGAAAATTACTACTGGACCTACTGAAGTAGAGTATTTTGATAATATATCTGATTCAGTATCAAACTTCTTCTCTACATATATGAAAGCATTGCAACCGGGAGGTGTAATGGATCAACTAAGGAAGAACCTATGTACTTTAGCTCAGAGGTTAGATATATATCTACCTTTCTGTGATCAAATTCATGATGTAGTTATACCGAGAGTAGTTAATAGAAGGAATCCAGGTGTTTTAGGAGGTCCAAATCCAACTTCTCCATTATCTCACCAAGGAGTTACTTTAATACCTAAGAAAAGATGACAAAGAAAGGATGTTACTTCCTAAGTAATAGAGCTTGGGATAGGTATAAAAGGAATGTAATGAGATTCCTTGATATGGACGCTGGTAGGCAAACTATAGTGTGGGCAAAACATGTGAACCAAATGTTATACCAAGGTGAAGATGAATTCCCCCATTATTATAGGATAAAGATAGAAGCTCTATGTTTTTACAATGCCTTTAGAAACTGGCCTATCAATATACAATCTACTTCAGGTGAAACTGATGAAGAGAATCTATCAATATTATTATCCTCAGATTACCTCAAAAGCTTAGACAAAGGTAGATACTGGAGGAATGCTAGTATAGATGCTGAAAGCGGTACTGACGGTTACTTTGATTTCAACTGGTCAGAGGATAGATTCGTTATAAATGGTTTAGTCTATAAACCTACTGGAGATACCCAGGTAGCTCAAGCAAAAGATGAAGCTTTAGTATTACTAATAATCTTAAAGAGAGATAGAGATACTAAGCTTAGATACATACCTATGGAATCTCAGGAACAAGAGGGATTCTTCGGTTCTGAAAAAGAATTATTTTGTGGAAAGAATTTTGAAACTTTCAATGACTTCAAAGGTACAGATAATGAATATTTCTGTGGTAAGAACATAGAGGGTTTCAATGGTAAATAATATAACAAACATTATAAACAATGTACACAAGTAAGTATTACACTTGCCCTGAGATAGATCAGAGACTTCTACAGGGCTATTATGATGATGCTGTTCATCACGGTTTTCAAGGCACTATAGATGACTTCTGGGAGTTCATCCTAAGTATTAAAAATTGTATCAAAACTTCAGAAAGTAGCGTAGCAACTCAGAATAATTTCTCTAATGAACTGAAGGCTAAATTAGATGGTATAGAGGAAGGAGCTAAAAACATTACTAAAATGTCTCAGCTAAATAATGATACTCATTATCAAACTGAGGAGGAGGTCAGAACTACATTTAGTTCATTAATTGCAGAGGCTCTAAATCATATACAAGTGCCATCAGTACCGGAGGTAACAGCTATTACTGAACAAGAGATACATGATATAGTATTTCCTCCTACAAATGAAGATCACTTATAATTATTAAACATTAAAATATTACATAATATGGCAAGTTTTTTAGATAAAGCCGGACTTACTAAGTTCTGGGAGAATGTTAATGGGTATCTGAATAGTAATTTCGCTAAAAAAAATGAAATTTATACCCTAATAAATCCATTTCTAGATTTAGAAACCAGTGATATATATAGTAACAGTAACCATATTCCCATTACAATCTTAGATAATACTTTTAGATATAATGATAGTATTAAAGGTTATACGGATGGTTACAATAATTCAAATGCAGCGTATAGAATATTACTTAAATTTTATAATAAAACCCTACTACTTAAAGATATAAATAAAAGAAATAATAGCATTATAAAAGTAAAAGAGGTAGTACTATCTATACTGAATGGTACTACAAAAAGGTATTTAGGTAGATTACCTATAAATGAAATATACTACGAGTTCTCATATAAAATATATGGTGAAGTATCTTTTGATATATATCTAAAAAGGTTTAGTAAATTTGATCCTGAACAAGGTAATATTTATAAATATTACCTAGAATTAATACCAGTGCTAATAAGTAATAGTTATACTATTAACTTTATACCTGGAGAACAGATGATTAGGTATCTACATAATAACCCTAAGCTTATGAGTTCATATAATTTTTATAAAGTGGATTTAGTAACAGATTCTCCTTTTGATTTTATAAGCTTTGATGATATATCTATGAATAATAATACCATAGATGTTAATAGGTTAGTGGGATTATGTAATAGATCTGATATAGAATATACTATTAGATACCCTCGTTATTTGAATGGTATATTAACTTTCCTAAAAGTTAATATAAACGCTCCTTACAAAGTAGAATTAGCTGATAAAACTCCTAATGTTGTTGATGGTACATATAATGAGGTAACTTTAACTAAAGATACCAAGCTATGTATGTATGGAAATATATATATTAATAAGTTAGAATTCCCTATCGAGGAAGAGATAAAATTTGATATATCTACTACCGCCCAAGATACTAAGGATAAACTATTAACCTTAGAAGGAGATATTTCTACTATTGGCGGTTTATTAAAAACTTACCATATATCTTCGGATTATATTAGTAATATAGGAGTATTAACTACTCTTAATAATTTCAAACTATTTCAAAGTCAATATATAGGAAATATTACTATACACAAACCTTCATACTATAATCTTCCTTTTGATCCAATCCTAAGTTTACAATTGTATAGAGGGTTATTTAGTAATACTGGTATTACTAGGGCTTTAGCAGGTATACATATTATGGGAAATCACCCCTACAAGGTGACTAATAGATACGATAGTCTAATAGGTATATTTAATAATTTTACTGAAGCTTATAGAAATTGTAAACAACTCACCAGCTTGAGGATTTATATATACTTAGAAGGAGATATTGACCTTGATTCCACCCTAAAAGATGATCAGATAAATTATTTTTGGTTATCTCTAAGGAATATGGTAGAAGGTAGTGATAATCTTAATGAGGTAATATTATCTCCAGGAGTTAAAGGATCATTAGGTACTGAAGATTTTGAAAAATTTGAAAAATTAATCAAGCCAATAGCCGATAAAATCAAACAGGAAAGGCCTAACTGGGAGGTAAGTATAATAGATTCAGATATACCAATGTGAGATCATTACAGATAACTATACCTACTCTAGTAGGTGATTTAGTTATCTATGCTAACGGAAACCAGCAAGCTAAAGCAGAGAAGCTTATTAGGGAAACTCCTAATATACTCAACAATGCTTATAAGCTTGCTGGTTTGGCATTTGCTGAAAGATTAGCTAAGATAGCTAAAGAATGTATATCAAGAGGTATGCCGCCTCCAGATAGTGGAGTATCTTGGCCTCCACATACCGAGAAAACTATAAAAGCTATCGGAGAGCATACACTATTATATTGGTCATCTCAGTACTATAGAAACATTAAACCTTTGCAAAGAGGTAAACAAATAGCCGTAGGATTAACTCAGTCCCGTATTAAAACTAGACCTGATGGTAGGATTAATAAAAATCCAAAAACTTTAACTTGGGTAGCTAAAGTACTAGAGTTTGGTTCATCAGATGGTAGAATACCTCCACGACCTTTATGGTCAGTGTTATGGGATAATACTATGGCAGATAAATATAAAAAACAATTAGTACTAGAGATAAGAAAACAAATTAGAAATACAATTTAATATGGCAGCTTCTAAATTCAAACTAGATAGAACTACAGGCACCGGTACTGGTAATATAAAAATTACTCCAATAGAAAGTGCTAACTCTGATTCTTATAGGGAAACTTATCAAATAAATGCAGGAGATAAAATAATCTCTAATGTAGACCTGAAGTTATTAAGGGTACCTAAAGATAAATATGTACCGACTTCTGATGATGATTTAGTGTATAATATGAATCAGGTTAGTACGTTAGGATATCTTTTAGAACATCTTGATAATAGAGATAGTATAGTGCCTTACAATGAACCTATTAGTGTACTACATCCTATACCTTCTGAAGATCCAGAGTATTTGAATAAGGTGGATAATTTAATCTACCTATGGGAATATAGAACTAATAAATGGTTATCACTTAATAGTGTTAGGAAGAAACTAAATATAGGAGCAGATGAAGATTTTATATTAAATACTGCCTACTATGGAGGTATCATGCTTTACTTTAGTGCGCCTGAATACCAATTACCAGATAAATTATTAAAAGATGATGGTACTATAGGAAATGTTATGGTTAATGGCGGTGATAATTTCATAATCTGGCCAAATATATATACTCAAAATGATAATACCACTACTAAACCATATCATGTTAGGATAAAATTAAAAGATAATACTCCTATTAATGGATACATAGGAGGCTATAATTATTGTAGATATGTTAAAAAATACCCTGAACCAGGTAAGCCTAATTCATTTGATTTCTATTATAATCTAGATAATGAAAAGAAAAAGATAAATAGGTTATATACTTATTTCAGTAACAGCCATATTACTGTATCTTTACAAGAGGATCAACTATCTACTTTTAATTTCTTTATTTTCCAGAATAGTATCTATACAGCTAATAAAACTAAGGTAGGTAATAAGGTTATGAACATACAACCAGATGATCATGCTACTGATAATATGGCTGTAGTATTAAAGGGTTTAAGAGAACATACCATACCAAAAGTACCTATAGAACTAGGTTTCAAAGAATTTGTATCAGTTAATAAATCTAATCCATGGCCAGGTTGGGATGATGATGAGGAGGGTTAAGCTATGATAGAATCACAAGAAATTGTAGAACGTACTTTTTACATTGCTCTTTTAAGTGAAACTATTAAAAGAGGTTTAACCATAAATCCTACTGATTATCTTGATATAACTAAAAATCCTCCAATACCTACTTTAGAAGGAGAAAGGAAATATAATCAAGATAGAGAGGCTATAGGTAATAAATTTATAAGTGTTTTTGGTATAGGTAATAATCAATCTAGAGGTAGTAAAGATGTTCCTCGTATTACTTTAGAATTGAAATCTTATTATCCTGGAAGTATAGGATTAGAGAAGGAAGATCTCGATGAAGATAATACCAATATTATTGATCTAGGTTATGAGACTAAGGATATATTAATCGATGTACATCTATGTTCTAGAACTGAACCTGAAATGAGGCTCTTACATCATATAATGTATACAGCCTTACCTGCCAGAGGTTATATAACACCATACATAGATCAAACTATAGATGAATGGAGAAAACAAAAAATCAGTCCTTCAGGTAATCTATATATCGAAGTAGGTAATTATTATGACCATCAAAACTTAGATCATGGTTTGTTAGAAAAAGTATATACTTATACTGTAAGAGATGGTCTGATAATGACTAAGATTCTGGAAACTAATATTACCCAAATTAGGGACATTAGTTGTCTATTGAAAGAATCTCAACTAAACATCGAAATACAAAGATAAAAACGATACTCAAAACATTTTATATAAATAAACTTTTAACATCAAAAATATGCCTAATACACCGCAAGTTAAGTTCGATATTGTAAATAATAATATTGAACAAAGTTCTGTGACTACTGGTATATCTACTGTTTTGGCTCGTACTACTAAGGGACCTGCAAATGATCCTTCAGTACTAATCACTTCAGTTCCACAGTTTCATCGAATTTATGGGAAAGAAATTGTACCTGATGGTTCTATCTCAAACATTGAAACTGCTATAATGGGTGGTTCAAAACTTAGAATCATTAGAGTAGTTGGTCCAGGATCAGCACCTGGAAAAGTAAAAACTGAATCAGCTGATTCTCTATTAAAAATCGTTTGCAACGGTAAAAGTGTAACACTTAAAGCTGTTACTAGAAGCAATGGAGATCCAATTGGTAGTGGTAATGAATTTGTAGTAACTACTAAACTAGACGGTAATACTGTAAATTATTCAGTAGTTGGAGCAGATGGTACAGTACTAGATACAGGAGTTATCTTAGTATACCAGAACTCGGATGCTAATAATAATACTTCAGTTGATTACCTTAGCCTAAGTAATTTTATTGCTAATAATCCTTATTTGAAGATTATCGTATCTCCAGATAATGATGCTAGTAAATCACTCAGTTCTGTAGAAGCAGTATTAAACTGGTTATCAAAGATTGATGGTTCTCGTAATAATGTAACTGTAACTCTTACAGCTACTAATGCCTATACTATAGGTACTCCTGAAACATCAGCTCCTACTTCTAAAGAGTGGATAGATGCTTTGGATAGTGCCCGTGATTACCTTGATTCATATCACCTGGCTTTATCTCATGCTCATCAGCACTTAGCTCAGGTAGAGCTTATTAAGGTATATAAAGAGGCTAAGAATTTAGTAGATAATCTATCTGAGTTCCAGTTCTACATTGAGATTCCAAAGTATAAAGTAGGAACTACTGATCTAATGAAGGCAGAAGATATGATTAACTACAAAAATCAAATTGCTTCTGCTATCGGACATTCTAAGTGGATTTCTTACTATGGTGGTGGTCTTTTATATACTAACGATTATGGTATACTCCAGCCTTCAGATATACTTGGTACTGTATTAGGTTTAGCTGATTCAAGTGGATCTACTTACAGCTACAGTCGTTCTTTTGCTGGTTTGAATAGAGGAGTAGTAATTGAGGCTAATGGCCCTGCTTCTGTAAATTACGGTTCTGCAGGTAGACTTGATACTCTTAACAAATTAGCTAATGAATGTATCAACCTATTTGTAATCAAAGATACTGCTTCTTATGGTAAGAGAACAGTTCTATGGCATAACTTCACGGATCAAGTTAAAAAGGATTCTTTCAGATTCTTAGGTAATACTGGTCTTATCCTGAACATTAAGAAGACACTAAGACCAATCTTAGATCAGTATCTGGAGGAACCAAACCATTGGAGTACTTGGTCTAGAATTTATCTTGATGTACAGAAATACATTACTCAGTGGGTAGATAATAATGATCTAACTGATCCTAAGTGGCAAGGTGATCAGGATGCTACCTCTTGGGATAGTTTGGTAGTTAATAACCAAGCAGATGTAAGACAAGGTAAATACAAAGTAGTATTCTCATTCAAGGATGTAACTGCCTTACAGGAGATTACTATTACTCTTTCTATCGATTCTAGTGTTAAAGCAATCGATGTATCATTAAGTAATAAACCAAAAGGAAATAAGTAAATATGGGAGCAAAGGTAAAAAATCCACGTAAGAAGTTCCTATGGAGCCTCCAATTTTCACAACATCCTATTAACCCATATCTGTGTCAGAAGTGTACTTTACCGGATCTTACCGTAGATGAGGTAGAACATGGAGATATTAATAGAGATGTAAAAACTGCAGGTAGAGTTAAGATAGGTACTCTCATTGTAGAGAAGTTATGTACTACTTCAGGATCTGATACTTGGGTATGGGATTGGCTATTCTCATGTCAGGATCATATTCTTGGTGGTGGTCTAGTACCTACAGACTACTGGTGTAATTTATCAGTAAATGAATTGGCAGAGGATGGTAAAACCATTCTTAATGTACATTCTTTTGCAGAAGTATGGCCAAAGAAGATTACTGGATTAGACTTCGATAGAACTGCTTCAGAAAATACTGTTGAAAAGATAGAGTTCTCAGTAGGTACTATCGATAAATATTAAAAAATATATTGGGAGTAGGATCTAATGACCTTACTCCCTTTTTTCGATCTATAATCAACTTAAACAAGACATCAAATGGAAGATCACATTTTAACAAAAACTTTTATTGGCCCTACAGGCTACAGTTACACAATCAGAGAAGAAAATGGAGAAGATGAAGAGGTATTATCAAATCAAGCAGATGCTGCTAATTTGATGAATATAACTAACTTCATTTCAAGGGTAGTAACTAAAACTGATTTCACAGCTTCAGGTAAATTAACTCCTCAAGATGCTCTTAATCTACCTATCAGAGATAGATATGCCATCTTGATTCAAGTAAGAATCTTCTCTTTAGGAAATATGCTAGACTTTGCATATACCTGGCCTTTAGAAAGTACTCCTACCTATTATGAGCAGAATCTAGAAGAGTTTATCTTTGATGATTATACTAAGGTAGATGAAAAAGCTCTAGAATCCAAACCTGAAGCTATTAAACCGTATGAAGATTTGGAGCTATTGAGACAAATCAATTTTAAGAATTATGAGGTTACTTTGTCTACTGGTAAGAGAATTAAATTTAATCTCATGGACGGTAATGCAGAAACTTGGGCTATGCAACTATCTCCAGATAAACAGACTAGAAATGTAGAATTACTTGCCAGAGGTTTACAATTAGAAGTAAATGGCAGATGGGATAATGTACAGCAATTCTCCCTATTCACTATCAGAGAGATGGCAGAGATGAGAGCTATTGTACATAAGATAGATCCTATTTGGCCAGGTACAACTGAGATTGAGAACCCAAGAACACATGAGAAAGAAAACTTCCCTATCCTTGGAGCTCCTCATTTTTTCTTTCCAACGGAAGCGTAAATGAGGATGCTGAGGGATTATCAGATGAAATCTGTATTAAAAAAGGTATACCAAGGATAATCCCTTTAGTAGATCAGTTTATGTATTTACAAAGAGCAGAAATAAACGTAGGAGATTATTTCTGCTTTTTACGTCTTCCGTTAAGAGTAAGAGATAAATTCAAAATATTCGCTGATGCTTTTTATGAGTATCAAAGAGAAAACGCTAAGAAATTAAAATCATGATAGGATCTAATTCAGCCTTAGTAGATATTGGTATACAAATGTCTCTGAGGGACCAGTTTACATCTCCTGCGGGTAATATAGGTAGAGCTTGGCATAACATGATGAATGGTATTACCAGTACTGCTTATGATGCTCAAACCAGTTTTGCTAATACTGCTGCTATGGGTATGCAGATATTAAAGGGGTTAGAATCTACTTTCGAATATTCAGCAAAGGTACAAGCTAACTCTTTCCTTACCAATAAAATGATCAATGATGGAATAGATCATTCGGTTTCTCTATTGAAACAGGCACAGGATATTAATATTCGAAACCCCTTAACAGCAATGGATATTACATCTGGTCAGAAGTTTATGGCTATGGCCGGTATGGGTTTCGAACAAATTAAAGGAGCCGTAGAACCTGCGGCTCAGTTAGCTGCTATCTTTAGTATGCCTATGGGTCAAAAGGGAGGTACTGCAGACTTGATGACTAATATCATGTCTATGTATAACCTTGACCCAAGTAAAGCTAAGAGTGTAGCAGATATCATGGGTGTTGGTGTAACTTCGGCTAATACCAGTATGCAAGATTTGGCACAGGCAGTAAAATATGCTGGAGCAACAGCTAGAATGTCTGGATTAGATCTTAAGGAAATGGTAGCTTCTATTGGAGTATTAGGTAACAGTGGTATTCAGGGATCTATGGCTGGTACTGCTTTAGCTAATGCCTTGAACATGTTCAACAAAGCTTTATCAGGTCAATCAAAAGGTGGAGCTAAGACGTTGAAAGCTTTAGGATTATCTCCTAAGGATTTAACTACAGCAGAAGGTCATCTTAGGTCTATGGCAGAGATTATCCAAATTATCTCTGATAGGACTAAGGGTATGAACTCTGTAGATATGTATAAGACCTACTTTAACCTATTTGGCCAGAGAGGTATTAGAGCAATGTACTCTTTAGTACAGGATTACCAAACTAATGGTAAATATTCTCAAATCATGGATAAGCTTAACCATGCATCCGATGGTAAAGGTTGGACTGATCAAACCATGGAAGATTATATGAAAACTTCCGAAGGTTCTTTAAGGATGTTAGAATCTTCATGGGAAAACTTAAAGGTAACTGTAGGTAAATCCTTGAATGAAGTATTTATACCTTTCTTCAATAATGTTTCATCACTACTACAGATTTTCAATAAGTTTGCTGATACTGGTTTAGGAAAGATACTATTAGGAGGAACTACTTGGTTAACTGGATTTCTAACTCTTAGGGCTATATTCGGTTGGATGGTTATGGGAGCTCGTAGAATTTCTCTAACTACTTCCAGGACGAGTACTTCTACTGGAGTTATGAGAACCAATATGCAAGCAGCTAATATCTCTTCTCAGCAGATGGAACAACATCTATTTGCTAGTTTACAGATATTAACCAGAATGGCTACTGTACAAGGAATGGCTACCGGTATTGGTATGACTGGTTCTAGAGGTAATCTTATGCCATTGAATCCTGGTTATGTAGCTATGATTAATAAACATGGTAGATTGGAATATAGAGTAGCTAAAGGTTACAGAGCTTTATCAGGAGCTAAGGGAGGAACCATAGTAAGTCCAAGTGAAGCTTTAATGGCAGGAGGAGTTGTAGCTGCTAGTTCTAGAGTTGGAACTACTACTGCAGCTTCATCAGTAGCTTCTGCATCTAGATATGGTACACCTTTATATAGGTCTCTTAATACTGTATTATCTAGAAGTGTAGCTGCTCCTTTAGCTAGAGCTGGAGCTGGATTAGCTAGCATTGCTACTAAGAGTTTAGGTTTCTTAATGGGTCCTTGGGGTATGGCTATCTCTTTCGCTGTAAGTTTCTTACCAGGTATCTTCAGTACATTGAGTGATTGGTTTGGAATAAGTAATAGTAAAGAACAGGAAGAAAAGTCTGCAGAACAAAGACAAGCTCAAAGAGATGCCGAATTAGTTAGAGCTATTACACAAGGTAAACCTGCTTCAATCAGTATTGATCTAAATAACAAACCTATTGGTACCTTCTCAGATGGAGATCATGCAAGTGTTAACTTGAATTCTTCTAATATCGATATGGATGAGTACGGTATGTAAAACTATATCACATGGCAAATATATTAAAAAGCCGTAGGAAACTCGGCCAAGTATTAGATAAATTAAATGACTTCACTAGTAATGATACTGTATCTACAGTACTCACTAGTGAAGCTAATAAATTGTGGAGAGCTAAGATCTTATTGGATAGAATAACTAGACCAGGAGAAAAAGATCATACTGCTAAAATATCTACTGATGAGATCTCTAACCATAGTATAAAACCCTCTCACAAAAACCCGTCTAAAGGTCAAAGTTATTCTCCTATTTTTAAGGGTAAATCTACTGCCCTTAATAGGGCTGAAAGAGAACTAGATGAGAACCGTAATAAAGCTTTCACCATATCATTCAGTGATAGTAGTGAAAGGCAACTATTAAATCTCCATGGAGGAGACGAAGCCAGGAATATAACAAAACCACAGATATTAATATTCAACTGGTTTTCAAATCCTGTACAGTATATAGAATTACAAACTGTGCCAAGAGAACTTGAGATTAATTCTGAAGGTACCTGGGCAGTTATAAATTCTATGGGTAGAAATACTCCTATGTATCATTATACAGGTTCAGAAACTACTTTACAATTTAGTATATCTTGGTACAGTAATGACCGAGCCAATCCTCAAGATGTATTAGCTAAATGTAGATTATTGGAGATGTGGAGTAAATCAAATGGGTATCAACAAGCTCCACCTTTATTACAGATTATGTTTGGAGATTCTGGTATGTTCTCTAACTTACAGAAAGATGGTCAGACTAAAATATCAGATGGTACGTCGTATTATTGGATATTACAATCTGCTTCATATAAACTATCAGGTTGGAGAAACGATTCCTTAATAAAAGATGAAAATAATCAGATAGTTAGAGCTAAGGGTTATGTAAAGGCTAATATGAATCCTTCACTTGCTACTCAGGAATTAATATTCAAACGTACAAGTGCTAGGAATTTATTGTATGAGGATATTATAAATCCTGATGTACTAAAGAAAACGAAAGGAATAAGTTTATGATAGAAGGACCTTACGATAACACCAGAGTTTATCAATTGGATTATTTAGAGGAGGATTATAGTTTAGAAAGATCTGAAGATATAGATTTTACTTCTAGTGGTATACAGCACACAGTAGTAGAAGGTGAAACTCTACAAAGTATTTCTAATAAATATTATGGAAGCTCCTCTAGATGGGCAGATATCGCAGATTATAATGGGATAATTAATCCCTTTGATTTAGATATTGGAGATGTATTAATAATTCCTATGTAATTACCATGGTTAAAGCTAAAGTAGTAAATAAAAAATCTGTTACTTCTGAAAAGGATGTAAAAGCACCTTCAGATGTTAAGAAAGAAGATCAGGTAAATAAGGCTAAAGAAGGTAAGTCAGACCCTCATCATTTATTTGAGGGTATGGCAGAACCTTATATAGCTTTCTTTGATGAAACTGGAGGAGCTTTAGTTAATCCTATAACACAGATACCATTAGGAGCTTATATAACATCTTTCCAACTAAAGATGAGCGAAGGTAAAGAAGACTATGGTACTATACAGATAGATACTGGAGATCCTGATACTGTAGATATATCAGGTATACAACCTGGAGATTCTATCATAGTACAGTATGGTTATATATTTCCTACTGGAGAAGTAAGGTCTTCTAAACCTAGATTGTTAAAGATAATTGAAGTAAACCAATCCTTCGATGAAACTGGTACTCATGCAGTACTTCAGATAAAGGATTCAGTTACTGATTTAAGACATTCTATACCATTCAGACCTGCTGGAGAAGATCATACCTTATTAAAATATATGGAAAGTGGGTTTAATAATGAGATAGGTATAATCATTGAAAAATTTGAATAGTATGGCTGATTCAAATACTACCAAAAAAATCATAAGCAATCAAGCTTATGAAAGTATACAACCCTATACCTTAAAAGATGAACCGGTTGCAAAAAGTACTATACTCTTTGCTAACCGGTATTCTGGCGTAAATGAGGTTAGTGTTACTGATGAATCTCTAAAAGAGATTTTAGAGAGTACTTTAGGTACTGCAGGTAATAATGTATTAGTACAACTAAAGAAAAAATTCACTGCCTTCAAGGATGGACCTTGGTATATAGATTCCAGAGATGGAGTTATACATATACATAATAGGAAATATACCAGAGGAACTGTACATAATTATACTTATCAGAGGGAGAACGGAGAACTGTTATCAGCATCATTTACCTTACAGGAGATATATAAACCCTTAGCAGGTTTAGGAGCTATAGTCAATGCTATGGATAAAGCTTTAACTCAAGTAGGTGAAGCCATTAGTAGATATGAATTACCTCAGGTAGATATACCATTACCTAAAGCTGGAACCGGTAAGTATGGTAATACTAGATTGGAGAATGGTCATGTAGTTGAACAAACAGATACTGTAGAAAAAACTATGTGGAATAATGGTTTTACTAATAACTGGTATTACTTTACCAAGAGTAAGGTAGATACAGAAAGGAAATGGAGAAGTGCTTCAATAGATGCTAAAGAAAAAAGGAAAGAATATGATAAGAAAACTCCTGCTCAACTTAAGCAAGAAAGAAAAGATAGAGCTAATAAAGCTTACAGTAACACCAGTAAAACAGATCAATATCAATTACTAATACATCGTGATCCTACCATAGACTTATCATATAAGATGTATTTACAATATGCTAATGTTCCTGGGGGAGAAAAGTTAGCACAGTATTATCTAAATGAAGCTACTCAGAAGGCTAATAGGATTAAGTTACCTGCACAAAATTCAGAAACTTTTTGGGGAGAACATCATATAACTATAAACACAGGATCTCATGATTATGCTAATGTAGGAAATGGTTTAGAAGCTTTTAAGAATAATCTAGTTAAAAGTGCTGTAAATAGATGGTATAGTAGAGCACATAACTCATGTAGAATATCTGGTTATAATATTACTGATGTTAGGTGGAGTATAAAGGATAGTAGTTTAGCTAAACCAAGGCAAGTAGATAGTACAGGTAAACCAGAACTTATAGTTGGAACAGGAACTATACAAAAAGTAAGTGGAACGATTTATTTGACTTATTATGGATATGGTAAAGATTTAGTATATGTTACTGGTTCTCAATTAATTCATGATATGCTACCAAGGAAAATAGGAGGTCCTAAAAGAGGTCCTCTAAATTTAGGTGGAGCTATGAGTGGTGTAAAGAATGCTCTACATAATATGGGTAAAGGTGTTAGAGAGAAACAGTTAGTGGCTAATATCCGAGTAGTAGGTAATCCAGATCTAGAAATATCCCAACAAATTGGGTTATATAATGTAGGTAAAAAATATTCTGGGATCTGGTATATAAAAACAATAACCCATAATTTAGAGTTTGGTCAAGGTTATATTTGTGATATAGAGTTACAAAGACAAGTTACTAAATCTAGTGCTCAAGGTACTCAAACTATCTTAGATACTAAAGATAGTACTGTAGATAGTGTAAAACCTAAAGTTACTGCTACAGTAGGCAATAAACCAAGTGATTTCAGGAAAGCTCCTGTAGGTAGTACCGGAACTAATTCTAGATCTCCTGCTAATACTCATCATAGTTATAAACAAGGCTCAGATAGTAAACTATGGCAAGATTGTTTGGACATTCCTTGGACTGCAGAAGAAGCAGCTATTGGAGATATGATTACTGATCCAAATGAAAAGGCTAAATATACTAATATCATAGCTCTTAGACATTATAATAATAAGAAACACCCTAATGAGCCTCATTATAAACAGGCTTATATCCGTGTAGATAAGAAGACTGGTAAAATGACGGCTGTTAGTAATGGTACCATTGGTATTTCAGTGAAAGAGATACCAAAGGGTAAGTATCACTCCCGTAATTATTATGATTCTATGAATAGGAATAATAAAAATAAAAATAGGTAATACAATGGCAGATTCTTTAATATCTCAATTAGTAGACAATGGAGTAGAATCTATAGGTAGGTTTTATTCTATATACAGGGCTATAGTAACTGATATAGATGATCCTTCTAATACTGATCAGTTATTAGTATATGTTCCTGATGTAAATGTAATGACCTGGGCCCTCCCATTCGGTAGCCATGGTTCAGAAAATAGTGGTTTTAGGTTATTCCCTTTACCAAAGAAAAATGATATAGTATATGTACTTTTTGAAAAAGGTAATCCAGGTAATCCTTTATGGATTTATCATGGTTGGGCAGAAAGTCAAAGGCCAGTAGATTTTGATGATCCTGATGTATCCGGTATAGTAACTCCAAAAGGTACCAAAGTATTAATCAATGATAGAACTGGAGAGGTACATATAGAAGCAGCTACCCGATTATCTATTCTAGCAAAAAGCGAAGAAGATGGTATAGTAATTAGTGCTAATAAAATATTTCTTAACTCTAGTGATACCATAGAGGCAAATCATGGTAAAGAAGAACTGATAAGTATAAACAACCTAACTGATAAATTAAATAAATTAGTTAGTGAAGTTGAGGATTTAAGAAATAAATTTAATGGCCATACCCATCAAGGAGTAAAGTCTGGAACTGATACTTCAGCTCCCACTATTAACCAAGCAGCGAAACCAATATCATCTTTTAATAAAGAGGATTATGCTGATAAAGCTTTTTTACACTAATGAATAATAATATAGGAACAGGAGCTCTATTCCCTATAAAATTAGAGAAGAACTCCAAGGGAGAAACAGGATGGTATCCTAAAGTAGAGGATCCCAAGTTAATAGAAGAGAACTTAAGAGCTATCCTATTATATGAAATAGGTTTCAGACTTAGACAAGAGGATTTTGGTAATCGATTAACTCAATGTTTAGAGGAACCAAATACCTTAGCTCTGAGCTATATGATACAAAGGTTTGTAATCGAAGCTATATCTCGTTATGAGGATAGAATAACCTTAAATAACATCACTACAACTAAAGGAGATTATAAACTCTCTATAAACATAGAGTATCATTTGATCTCTACTAATACCGATAGTTCTGTATTGATAAATTATAACTTAAACTAAATCATAATATGTTAACAAACAAATGGACCAACCCTTTAAGTAGATCTTTTCAAAATATCCGAGCAGATATGATAGAAGCTCTACAAAGTTTTAAGGATAAAGATGGTAGACAATTGATCACGGATGTTTCAGAGGGTAACATCTTTATTATCATCATATCCTTATTTGCAGCAATAGCTGAAGTATTACACTACTACATAGATAATATGGCCAGGGAGACTTTCTTGACTACTGCCCGTAGATATAGTAGTGTAGTTAGACACAGCTTATTAGTAGATTATCACCCTCGATTAGCCAATGCTGCCACTGTAGATGTTATTATAACTAGAGAGTTAGAAGGAGCAAACTCAGGGGCCAAAGTTAAAATACCTAAGGGTACTATATTCAAAGATACCTTAGGAAATAACTGGCAAACTGATAAAGATATTCAATGGGATAATAATAATGCTTCAATTAAAGTACCTCTAATACAACATGAATTATACACTACTTCATCATTGAACGGTAGCTTATATAAAACTGGTCCAATAGGTTTAGATACTAATCTGGGAGATAATAAGATTGAACACAATGGAGTACAATTACAATTAGGTACAGATAATTGGATTCAGGTAGAAACTTTTGCTTACAGTGGGCCTACCGATAAACATTTTATGGTTACTTCAGATGAGGCTGATAATCCTATACTTATATTCGGAGATGGTAAGTTTGGCAAGATACCAGATCCTAATCAGAAAATCACTCTAAGCTTTTATATAACGAAAGGTTCTGCTGGTAATATAACTAAGAATTCTATTGTGAATGTACCTTCTGTAATAAGTACTTTAGTACCTAGTGCTACATGCAATAATCCTTATTCTTCTGGAGATGGTTTTGATTATGAAGATATAGAAATGCTAAGATCTCATGCAGCTATGCAAACTAGAACTATGAATATGTTAGTAACTAGAAATGATGTATTGGATATAGTTAAACTAGTACCAGGTGTAAAAGAAGCTGCTTTAGAAGATATCCAAGGTAAGGCTATAAATGTATACATATCACCAATAGAAGGTAATACTCCAGTATCTAACATATTACTTAATAAGGTATCAGATACTTTGGCTAATAAAAATATGCTAGCTAATACCATAAAGGTATACCCAGCAGGAGTATCTAAAATACACCTGGTAGTAGATATAACTGGTAAACCATCTTATAAGGATACTCAAATATATCAACAAACCTTACAAGCTCTTTTAGATAAATATTCAGGTAGTAATGTTCACATAGGAGGTAGTGTTAGAATATCTGATATATATGCTTTGATAGATAATCTACCTTCTGTTGATTATCTACATATAACCAAATTCTATGTATCACCCTGGCCAAAGATCATAAATGGAAATACCCAATTAGATCTTAAGATAAACGATATAGAAGAGGTTAAATCTCCTACTGAATATATCATAACCATCGGACAGAATAATACATTTAATATACGTTCTTCTGAAGGAGGATTTAGTACTGATAAGGAGATCTCAAATAATATCTTTATAGATGATACTATCAATGGAGTTAAATTCTCTATGGCTATTGTAGGAAGTTATAATCCCGGTAGTAGATATCAGATTGTAATACCTATGATTAATTCCGATTATAACGAAGTAGGGTTTAATCAGATTATTTTTGATGACCCTATTTTATTGAAAACCTCAATACATGAAACTGTATGATAGACCTAAAACATTTAATAAATTATCTGCCCTATTATTATAAAGAAGCAGATAGTTATAAGGACAATGATGGGAAAGGGATATTAGAGAAATTCTTAGAAATATGTGGAAATTACTTCTTAAAAAGAATTAAGGAACCAGTAGATAATACTCTAGTAAAATTATTAAAGGTACATGAAGATACTGATTATTATTATCTAAACCTTATTTGGCATTGGTTTGGAGAATTTCCATTTATAAACATAACCCAACCTTCACCATTGAATTTATATGGGGATCAAAAAACTGATATTCTAAGATATATAATATCCTTATATAAGATAAGAGGAACTGAGAAATTTTTTCAGATAATATTTAAGTTATGGTATAACGAGGAAAATGATATTAAATTAGTATCCATTAAACAGATAAGTCCAGATTGGCTTAAAGATTTCAGAGATGGTACTATTCCTCGTACTAATATTCCTTCTAAAATAATATGGCCTTATTATGATATGAGTACCTTCGATGGAGATATTAATTTAGATGAACAGCAAATATTATCCTTCAACGGTATAGTAGAGTTTAATGTAACCATAAACGAAAACTTGGGAGATATGAAAAAGATTTGGAAATTTCTTAAGAATTTTATAGATAGATTCTTACCATTCAATGTAATATCTAAGTTATTATTGAATGGTAAGAACTATGATGAAACAACCTATCATTTTAATGTTTATACTTTTAATGGTAGCAAATGGGTACGTAGAGATAGTGGTACTATTCTATCTCTAGATCCTGACGAAGATTTACGAGTTAAAATAGAGTTGTTGGATAATTACAATAGGAAAGTAAAAGATATACCTTGGTACGGAGATTTGATATATACAGTCGGTAAGAATCCAAGCAATGACCCAAACTATACAAAGGGTATATCAGAAAAATCTAGATACTATGGAGAAAGGTATTTGAATATAAGCTCTGTATATAGGCCTTCTGATGTTGGAGAAGTAAAGAAGGTTTCTAATACTTATAGGTTTTATCTAGATGATCCTAATAAAGCTTTTACACTGATCGTTTCTAATGATAAGTACCAGAATATCTCATATTATATTATCAAGCTTGGAGAATATGATAAGATATATGATGGAGAAAATACTATAAGAATCCCAGTAGAAGCTTACAGAGTAGACGGTAATAGTAAATTACCTGTACATATAGTATCAGAACATTCAGGAGATGTAAAAGAATCTAACAGCGGTAATCAATTTATAACTACCTGGGATATTAATCAGGGAGGAAATTATAAGTTCCATATAGAAGAGGATCCCTCTAAAATTGTGGAGGCAATAATTACTAATAGAAAACCTGGGTATAAAGTATTATTAGGTTATAAATATGTAAAGAGAACCTACAACAAAGCTAATTCAAAAGGCTATGAGACTACCATAGATAAATTAGGAGATAAATCATCTAGAGTAGTACTAGATACTCAAATGAATCTATTGAAGAATGCAGAGATAAAGATATACATCGAATCTTTGAATCATCAACCAGTTACAGGTAATCTAACAGTTACTATAAAGGGTACTAATATTCACTTAAAGAATGGTGATATATGGAAACCTTTGTCTATGGATACCTATACATTCAATGTAGAACAAGGTAATCAGGATCTAAATGAGCCCGCTGTACTTGAGATAGTAGACAAAGCTATCCAACTACATTTCATGAGAATCACAGGTGTAAGCCCAAAGGATTACATAGATAACAGTACTACTCAAACTGGTTTATCATTAACTTATGTACCATTTGGTACATACTCTGAGGATTTTATAAGTAAGCAAGATAATTCATCATACATTGTAACTGCTCCTGATGGTAAAACTTATAACATAGGGACTAGAGATAAAGAAACTCCAAAGGTAGATAATCAAGGCTTTGTAATAGATAGGGTTCTAGATAATGTATATCCTAATAAGTATAGTTTAAGGATTACTACTAAACAATCCGGATTATTCTATATACAATCTCCCTTTAATAGAGATGAATCTTTTGAATGGTATGTACGGGATAAACGTACTGATAAATCTCATATAAGTTACTTGGAAATTACTCCTATTTATACTGATAAATCAAAAGATCATTGGATTAATAAGAATACATCAGATAATACTTTTGGTATTACTTTTGCAGGAAATAGCCCATTTACAGATCAATTTATATTAAGATTAGTAGATGCTCAAGGTAATACAGTGCAAGATTCAAACGAAGAAGTTATTATGGAAACTGTCCGTAGAGATGGTAGAACTATAATTGAAAAGGTAGATCTTAGTAAGTCATTAACTGTAGAAGGTGTTACTACTTTCAAGGCTTATCTAAAAGACGGTAGAACTCTAATAGCTAAATTAAATTGGTTACAGGTAAATGTATTACCTACTACTATGAATTGGGTAACTAATGAGTTTGGTTTGGTAGATAAGGCTGAGAAATCTTTATTAATTGATACCATGGGTAATAATAATTTAGCATGGTCACTAACTAGATTATATTAATATGGTTAACAGAGAGATAGGATTAATAGGTTCTGACACTAGTCGTAGGATGATGGCCCTACCAATTGGATTAGAATTCATTAACCTAATATATGACTTTAGATGGATGATATTACTGGCTTTAGTGTTAGTTATAGGAGACTTTTGGTTTGGCATAAGGGAAAGTCAGTATGTAGGTACTCCTATTAGAAAATCTAGAGCCTGTAGAAGAACTATAAATAAATTCATTGATTACATACTGTATATACTAATGGGAGCTTTTTTAGGTAAAGCTTTAGGTTCTCCTTTTGGATTTGATCCTATGATAGTAGCTGCTATAGTAATGATATTATGTTATGGTTTCGAAATAGATTCTATATATGGTCATATATGTGTACTACACGGGATTAAGAATCGTATAAGTATCTGGAGGATATTAATCTTACTTATAACTATGCGATTTAAGAGTTTACAATCCATATTCAGTAATATGGCAGAACAAATAGAAACTGAAAAATTAAATAAGTAAATATGAACAACAAAGTGTATTTTAACTATGGTAGTAGAATATCTTCTAAAGAGATATCAGAAGCCATAGGTCTTATACCAGGTCCTGGTCCAATCTGTGGATTTGGTTCAGCTACTATTAATGGTAGCAGTTTAGATATTTATCCTTATGGATATGGAGATGAAGGATCTGCTAATACTGATTCTTATGATCCTTTGAGATATCAGATGAGAGATACTATATTTAGCCATAGACTTTCATGTAGAGAAGATGCAGATCCTACAGATTATAATGTTAACTTCTGTTTCATTAATAAAGATGGTATACTCTACAGATCTGGAGATCAGGTTTTACATTTAGAGATTGAAGGAGTTAACAGTAGAGAAACTAAAGAGGTTTTACTATTTGCCGAACATAACTATGTAGAAGAAGCAGTACAAAACCAACCTATCATCAGGGCATTTTGGAATAGCTCTAGTTTTAATTTTTATGACTTATATAAAAAATCTTTAGATAATTACTATCCTATTGCTAGAGATTTAAGAAAAGCTACCATTGCAAAAGATAATGACCCTGCTTATAATGGTAAAATCACTTATAAAGGTTTAATCGACAAAGTAGAATCCATTTGTGAAACCTATCGTAAGAACCAAAAAAATATGGTGTTCTTGGGAGTATACGGAGAAGGATTCAATTCTTTGGATAATAACAAGAAAGAGAACTTTGCTCTCATACCTTATATGGGTAAGTTTCCTTCTACCATAAACTATAATCAGAGAATACATAGCTATCTTACAGAATCTATACAAAGACTTGAGAACTTTGTAGGTTATTTAGAAGTAGGTAGTCAATTAAATGATTCAGGTAAACCCTTTAGTAGTTTAGCTGAATATGTAGAACATCTTATAAGTAAGAAAATCAAGGATATAAAAACCTTGATAGATGGAGTAACATTAGCTCCAGGGTCTATCATCCTATTCGAGGGAGAGAATATACCAGAGGGTTGGGAAGAATATTCTAAAGCTAAAGGTCGTGTAGTAATAGGCTATGCCGAAGGAGGTATTAACGTAGAAACTCCCTTAGGTAGTAGTGTAGAACTTTCTACAGTAGGCTCTGTATATAATCCTAATGAGAATTATGGTACTTGGTCTATAAAGATTAACGGTAAGGATTTACCAAAACACTATCATAGTATAGGTTTAGCTGCTGGTAGACAAGAGGATGCTAAAGATAAGTATAGCATAATGCCCTGTAATTATATGGATAGAAATCAAAATATTAATGGCAATGCTCCAGATGTAGATTATAACCCTGTAGGAGGTAT